GTGTGAGCGAAGGCAGCCGCTCCCCGGTGACGCGCCCTCGGTGCTCGGGGTCGACGTCGCCGGCGAGGGCGGGGACGAGAGCATCGTCTACCACCGACACGGCGCCAGGTTGACGCGAGTCCTCGCGCAGCGCGGGCTTGATCGCATGGCGCTTGTCGGCCGGGTGATCGAGCTCCGGCGCTCGACCGGAGCGACAGCGATCCACGTCGACGCGATCGGGATCGGTGACGGTGTCGCCTCGCGCTTGAAGGAACTCGGCGAGCCGGTGCGCGCGGTGAACGTGGGCGAGGCAGCGATCGACCGGGCGCGCTTCACGAACCTCCGAGCCGAACTCGCCTGGCTCTTCCGGGAGCATTGTGATCCCTCGGGGCTCGCGGACCTCGAGCTCGACGCGCACCACGACCGGGCTCTCATCTCGCAAGCCTCGTCGCTCCGGTGGGCGCTCGACTCGCACGGGCGGCGCAAGGTCGAGTCGAAGGACGAGATCCGCAAGCGCACCGGGCGTTCGCCGGATGACTTCGACGCGGCGTGCCTCGCGCTCGCTCCCGTGACCGGCGGCGGCGGCGTAGACCTCGGGCTGGATGACCTCTACCAGCCGAGCAAGTGGAGGCGATGAGATGGCGACTCGCACGACACCGCGCCCACTCACCCGGACCCAGCGGCGCACGCTCGACTCCGCGCGAGGCACGGTCGACGCGCGCACGCGGATCATGGGCAAGGCGCTCGAACAACTCTTCGCGCGCTACCGAACCAAGCTGCTTCGTGACCTGGATCGCCGCGGCCCGAAGGCGTTGGTGCGGAAGGCCGTGGAACCGATCGAGGACGAGGCGTTCCTTCAAGAACTCTTCACGCTGATCCTTCGCTACGGATTGATCCAGGCGAGCGACGCCGCGGCGCGCACGGCGAAGGTGATCGAGGGATCGATCCGCCTCTCCGGTGCGGGGCGCCTCGTGCCGTTGAAGGAGTTCAAGGGGATCGCGACGATGGCTTCGAGGCACGCCCGCGAGGTCTTCACCACGACGCAGGTCGAGGTCTCGGAGAAGGTCGAGCGCATCATCCGCAACGCGATGAGCGCGGACGTGGAGCCGAGCAACCGCGACCTCGTGCTTGCTCTCCGCGAAGAGATCACCGAAGTCCCCGCGCTCTCCTGGGAGCGAGCCGAGATGATCGCTCGGACCGAGATGTCGATCGCGGAGAACATCGGCACGGTCGAGCAATACGAAGACGCCGGCGTCGAGGAGGTCGAGTGGCTCGCCTACTCGTCGCCGATCTGGCCCCGCCGACACGACCTGATGAACGGCGAGCGCGTGAAGGTGGGCGACTACTTCACGCTGCCGAGCGGCGTGAAGCTACGGCACCCGGGCGATCCGCTCGGCCCCGCCGGCGAAGTGATCAACTGCCGGTGCGCTACGGCGCCCGTGCTCGAGAGCATCCAGCCACCGAAGAGCGTGGTCGTGCCTGCATCGATCGAGAGGAGCTAACGTGACGACGCAGAAGTCCCGCGACGGGAACGGCAAGTACAGCAAGCAACGCCTCGACATGGCGCCCGAGCTGCTCCGAGAGATCGGCGCGACCGGGCTTAAGCAGTACTCGGGCTACCTCTACGAAGAGTGGAACCCGGACCTCCGAGGCAAGCTCGCGGACAAGATGTTCCGCGAGATGGAAGACAACAACCCGACGATCGGAGCCGCACTCTGGCTCATCGAAACGCTCGTCCGTCAGGTCGAGTGGCGCGTCGAGACCTGGCACACGGACGACGCCGACGCGCAGGCACTCCGCGATTGGTACGACGGCGCGCTCTTCGAGGATCTCGCGACGCCGTTCGATGAGATCGTGGCCGAGCTGATCGGCTCGCTCCCCACCTTCGGGTGGGCGGTAGTCGAGGAGCTCTACCGGATCCGCCGACCGATCGAGGGCGAGCCGTTCTCGAGCCGCTTCGATGATGGCATGTGGGGGTGGCGCGACTTCGCGATCCGCGCGCAGGACTCGCGCGAGAAGTGGATCTTCGACGAGCACTACAACGCGACGCACCTCGTGCAGCGGATCGAGACCGAGGGCAAGACGCGGATCGTGCCGATGGATAAGTGCCTGCTCTTCCGGGTGCGGCACCGCAAGAACAGCCCGGAGGGACGCTCGGTTCTCCGCGCGGCGTATCGGCCCTACTACATGCTCTCGCGGCTCGAGGAGGTGGAGGCGATCGGACACGAGCGCAACGCGGCCGGTCTCCCGGTCGCGCTCGTCCCGCCCGACGCGCTCTCTCCGAGCGCGAGCGCAGCCGAGAAGGCAATGGTCTCGATGGCGAAGGATCTCGTCCGCAACGTGCGCCAGGACAGCGCGGCGGGCGTCGTCTACCCGGGATCGAAGAACAGCCGCGGCGAGGACACCGGCTTCGAGTTCAAGCTCCTCGCCTCGAGTGGCAAGAACGACGCAGGGCTCGACACCACGATCAAGCGGCACCAAGCGAACATCGGGATGGCGCTCCTCGCGGAGCTTCAGCAGCTCGGCTTTGCGTCGAGCGGATCGCGTGCGCTCGGAGACAGCAAGACCGACGTTCTCACGATGGCGATCGGCGCGCTGCTCAAGAGCGTCGCCGGTGTCTTCTCGACGGTCGCGTTCCCGCGCATGGCGAGGCTCAACGGCTTCGACATCTCAAAGCTCCCGCACCTCTCGCACTCGGACGTCGAGACGCCGGCGATCGCGGAGGCAAGCGCAGCGTTCGCGAGCATGGTCGGAAGCGGCGCGCTCACCTGGACCGACGATGATGAGGACTGGTACCGCGACCGCTACGGATTGCCCTCGAGGGCGCCGAACGCGAGCCGCCCGCTCGGCAACCCGTCGCTGCTCCCGGGTGCGCCCGAGGGGCTCCGAGACGCGCTCCCGATGGCGCCGCCTCCGATGCTCGAGGCGCGGGTCGAGCCGGGCTCCGAGGCCCCGCTAGAGCCGCTCGAGACCGCGACGGGTGCCGAGGTCGCGCAGGTCAACGCGGCGAGCGATACCGCGCTCAACGGCGCGCAGGTCCAGGCGGCTCTCGGGATCGTTCAGCAGGTCGCCGCAGGCATGCTCCCTCGAGACAGCGCGCTCGGGATGCTGCAAGCCTTCTTCAACCTCGACGCGACGAAGGCCGAGCAGGTGCTCGGGAGCGTCGGCCGGGGCTTCGAGGTTCCAGCGGGAGCGACGATCGCGAAGGAAGAGGGGCGCTATGCCGACCTCGACTTCGTCGCTCCCGAGGGCGCGCAGGAGGCAGCGCAGCGCGGGCTTAATCTGCGGCGCGAGTTCGGGCGCGGCGGGACGGAGGTCGGGATCGCGCGAGCTCGTGACCTCGCCCGCGGGGCGCAGCTCTCCGCGGACACCGTGCGGCGCATGAAGGCGTTCTTCGATCGGCACGAGCAAAACCGCGGCTCGGGCGACGAGGATCCCCCGAGTAACGGGTACATCGCGTGGATGCTCTGGGGCGGTGACCCGGGCCGGACGTGGGCTGAGACGATGGTCGAGCGTATGAACGCGATCGACGAGGAGAGCAAGAGCACGGCGAAGGCGGACGCACCGGCGCCGCCCGAGGACCGGATCCGCGGGAGCGAGCGCAACCCCGAGGGCTCCGCGGAGGGCGCGGGATCGGGGCGTGAGATCGAGATCACCGAGGCGGTCGAGACCGCGCTCCGCAACAAGCTCGAGGCCCACAACGAAGAGGTCGGCGAGGCGAAGAGCAAGCAGGCAACGATGGGGATGCTTCGCTCGGTGTGGCGCCGCGGGGCGGGAGCCTTCAGCGTCTCGCACCGCCCGGGGATGACGCGGCAACAATGGGCGATGGCGCGGGTCAACGCCTTCCTCGATATCCTCCGCACGGGCAAGCCCGAGAACGAGCGGTACGTCGGAGATAACGACCTGCTCCCCGAGGACCACCCGAGGAGCACGAGGAGGGAGTGAGCATGCCGAGACACCCCGAGAGGATCGAGAAGCAGCGGCGCGAACTCGCGTGGTCGCTCCGCGTGAGTGGTTACTCGTGGCCGCAGATCGCGGAGAGCCTCGAGGTGCATGAGCGCAACGCCAGGCGGCTCGTCGAGCGCGAGCGGGTCCGGCGCGACGAGCGGTGTATCGCCCACCTCGAAGTGCCCGACCGGAGCGAGTAGATCCGCGGGGCGGCGCTCTCTCGCGCGCGCGAGTCAGCGTCGCCCCTGCCTCGCTCTAGCAGGATGCCCGGCATGGATGCGGGCTGGGAGGTCCGGGCGCAGATCGCCAAGGTCGACGATGACCGTCGCCTCGCCTTCGGGTGGGCGTCGATCGCGGTCGACGGCGAGGGGCGCCCGGTGGTCGACCATCAAGGCGACTACATCCCCGTCCCCGAGCTCGAGCGCGCGGCCTACGACTACGTCGCGAAGAGCCGGGACGCCTCCGAGATGCACGGCCGGCGCGGTGTCGCGACGCTCGTCGAGAGCGTGATGATGACGCCCGAGAAGTATGCAGCGATGGGCATGCCGCGGGGACCGATCGGCTGGTGGGTCGGCTTCAAGGTCCACGACGATGCGGTGTGGAGCGCGGTGAAGGCGGGCACCTATCGCGAGTTCTCGATCGGCGGGAGCGGCACGCGCAAGGCCGTTAGGATCGAAGGGGCGAACCATGCAGCCTGAGCAGAAGGAACCAAACGCGACGGCGCTCCTGGACCTCGAGGTCGAGGAGATCGCGTTCGTCGACAAGGGCGCGGGACTGAACCCGCGCATCATGATCACGAAGCGCCGACCGGCGAGCGACGCCGTGAGGCAGGAGGTAGCAAAGGCGATGACTCTTGAAGAGGTCATGGCGTCGCTCTCTGACGAGCAGAAGTCGGTCATCATGGCGGCGATCGAGCACGCGAAGATGATGGCCGGCGAGGAGAGCAAGCCGAAGATCGAGGTCGAGATGACCGACAAGGCGAACATGGAGTTCGAGGGCCAGGCCGCGAAGGGCGAGATGGCGAAGCCGCTCGTCAACGGTAAGGAGCCCGAGGAGTACATGAAGCGCCTCGAGACCATCGAGAAGGCGCGCGAGGCTGACCGCGTCGCTCTCGCGAAGGCGCGCGCGGAGATCGAGGTGCTGAAGCACCGCGAGAAGATCGCGAAGTACAAGCTCGAGGCCGAGCACGACTTCAGCGCGGTCCCGGGCGCGAGCACCGAGCAGGTCGCGAAGCTCCTCGTCGCGTGCGACGAGGCGGGCGACGGGAGCGACCTCAAGGCGCTCCGCGGCGTGCTGAAGGCGGCGAACGAGGCGGTGCGCGCCTCGGAGCTGCTGAAGGCGCACGGCGCCTCCGGTCGCGGCCCGAGCACCGCTCGGGCGGCGTGGGACACCAAGGTCGAGGAGATCGCGAAGCGCGACTCGATCAACAAGAGCAAGGCGATCGTGATCGCCATGCGTGAGGCGCCCGAGCTTTACACCGCGGCGCGCGAGGAGGTCTGAGAGATGGCTCACGAGAACCTGAGCTTCGTCATGGGCGAGCTCGCTGCCGCGGCGGACTACACCACCACCGGGCAGTATCGCGGCATGGTCGCGTCGACCGCCGCGAACAACACCGCGGTCCTCGCCAGCGTCGCGGGACAGCAGATCATCGGCGTCCTCCGCAACGAGCCCGACTCGGGTGAGGCGTGCGAGATCGTGGAGCACGGCGTCGCGAAGGTCATCCTCGGTGGCACCGTCACCCGGGGCGACCGGCTCTCGGTCGACGCGAACGGTGCGTTCGTCACCGCGACCGGCGCCGGCGCGATCTGCGGCGTCGCGATCCAGTCGGGCACCTCGGGCGCGATCATCTCGATGCTCATCGAGAAGAAGCCCCTCGCTCGCGTCACGCTGCCGTTCCACGTCAGCCTCGCGGCGATCCCGGCGGGCGACGTGGTGACATCGTTCCCGCTCCCCGGGTCGGGTCGGATCGTCGGCTTCCGCTACGTCCCCACCGTGGTCACCACCACCGCGGGCGACGGCATGGATCTGAACCTCGAGATCGGCACGACCAACCTCACCGGCGGCGTGCTCGGACTGACGAGCGCGAACACCAACACGCTCGGTGTGGTGGTGAGCTCCACCGCGATCACCGCCGCGAACACCTACGCCCCGGGCGCGCTGCTCTCGATCGAGGGCGCGACCGGCGCGGGTGCGTTCGCCGAGGGCAGCGGCACCCTGCACGTCGAGGTCGAGCTCTTCTGAGAGCCGGAAAGGAAAGGAACTAGAGTATGCCGATCGCAACTCTCCGCGACGCTACCGCGTCGGATCTGCTGACCTCGATCAGCGTCGCCTACGCGCAGGACGCGCAGGGCTTCGTCGCGTCGAAGGTCTTCCCCATCGTCACCGTCGACGAGAACTCCGGGCCCTACTGGGTCTACAACAAGGGCGACATGCTGCGCTCGGACGCGCGGCTCCGCGCGCCCGGTGCGAAGGCGGCGCTCAAGAGCGTCGGCGTCACCACCGCGTCGTACCTCTGCAACCAGTGGGCGCTCGACCACAAGATCCCCGACGAGATCGCGCGCTCGCGCAAGAGCCCCTTCAGCGACCAGGTCGCGGTGCAGGTGCTCACGCAGGATCTCCTCATCCGTCGCGACCTCGAGTGGGCGTCGACCTTCATGACCTCGGGCGTGTGGACGAACGAGATCGCCGGCGGCGGCGGCGGCGGTCAGGTCACAAGCTGGGACCAGACGGGCGCGACCATCCTCGAGAACATCGCCACCTGGCACGACACGGTGAAGGCCGCGTGCGGCCGGCGCCCGAACGTCGCGGTGATCAGCTCGGACCTCTGGGCGGTGGTGAAGAACAACTCCGACGTGGTCGATCGGATCAAGTACACGCAGCGCGGGCAGGTCTCGCTCGACCTCTTCGCCTCGCTCATCGAGGTCGACGAGGTGCTGATGATCGACTCGGTGCAGGCGACCTCGCTCGAGAACATCTCGCCCGTGGTCACCTCGCAGATCGCGACGCAGAGCTTCCTGCTCGCGTACCGTTCGCCGACCCCGGACATCCTCGTCCCGAGCGCGGGCTACGTCTTCTCGTGGCCCGAGTTCGACCAGGTGCGGGACGCGGCGAGCGCGGGCGCGGCGGGCATCGCGTCGTGGTACGAGCGTTCCG